CCCCTTGTAATCCATAATGTCCTGGCAATAGGCGGCGAACTGTAGTCATGCGCCCACTGGACAACAGGATTCTTGAGATACTGCTCAAAATTAACACCTTTAGGTAGTAAAATCTCATTATCTCTGTCGATAGCATCAGTTGAGATAACAGCAGTAATCGTCCGCTCCTCGTCATCGGCCTTGATTTCAGCGATAAACTGTTTTCTCTTTTTCATGGCTACAGGCTCCTTAGTTTATATCCACAGGTCGGGCATTTACCGTTTTTGCGACAGTATTGACAGCCTTCAAAGCTGCAATTCGGACAGATGTATAGCATTGACTGAATAACCAACTCGCTGCAACATTTACAGGCTATCTTAACCTCTGGTGCTTGCTTTGCCTCTGGCTCTGGCTTAATCTCGGCTTTTTGTGGGACATCAATCGCTGGTTTAACTGGTGGCATCGGAGGTATCTCATCATCTCTGAGTTTTGGTAAACCGTTCAAGTCTCGTTTACGAACAGCCTTTTTCTTTTTAACAGCTTTCTTCTTAGCCATAATAAACTCCTATTTGCCTCGGTAGTGCTGCGGCTTCTTGCCTATGCCATATCGATTAAACAGCACTTCCTTTTTGTTAAGGGCGGGTTTCTTATCGTCTTTTACCTTAGCTTTGTTTTTTGCTTTTGTAATCATCATATTTCCTCTACAATTGGAGCAATCGCACATCGACAGCCTGGATGCAATGGCGGATGACCCACATTCTCATATTGAAAGTCTAAATTACTTTCCCCAACCGTCAGTGTACTGCCTTTGTCGAAATAATCAACCTCTATTCCAATAATCTTGCCGTCAAGGGTCGGACAGAAATCGCATGTTCTACTATCGCCGGACGACACCCACTGTTTCTTTGTTACTACGCCTGATTGCTTATAGCCCTGCACCGCTCCTTCGTTCCAAGCCCATATAGCCTCAGTCCGGGCAATCCGCAAAGCGGCATATCTCGATAGATTGTCAAAATGGTTGTCAACTCTCTTTCGTAAAACCGCCACGCCCTCACCCTCTGCTAAACCGGCAGCTAAATCCGTCCGAAGTCCTTTAAGGGTTGTACTATTGATTGACTGAACACTACCAGAGCGATGTTTAGCTAACGATGCCTCGACCTTCGGATTCAGTGGGTCGAAAACCCCTTCCTCCACTACGCTTGCCATCGCCCTCTCGCCACCAGACATAAATGTTGCCCTGACAAACGGCTCTTTCTTTTCACCCAATACTTTATTCCACTTCTGCATATCAAACCAGCCGGAAAGGAAATCATCGGCAGGACCCTTCGGACGTATAATCTTGAATTTGTCAAGTATGTTGTCAAACTGAGTTACGGTTGGGTCAATCTCTGCGTATGGCTCCGGGAATGGATTTTTGTCCGTTTCTATTAAAGATTTGAACGCATCAGCGTCCTTATCGAAGTTTTCCAGGACATCCTTCTTAATATCAAGGAAATAGGATGCCATCGCCTCTTCAAACTCTCTATTCACAAAGTTTGTCGGTGATGCAAGCGGCGGCATACGTCTTGGAGCTTTGATTCTCTTTTTATCGTCTTTGTCCGGTTTAGGTTTTGGCTCTGGTTCAGATACTGTACCAAAAGGCATAAGGTTCATTGGTAAAATAGGCACTCCGCCCCAATCAACTTCCTCTTGGCCGTCAATCTGCCTTTCCTCGTTAATTGTAGTCTGTCCTGTTTTCAAACGGCTCTCAGCTTGTAATAGCCTGAACGCTTTATCCTGTGGGATAGCATTATCGAATGCACAGAATAACCTCTCATCGTATCTCGGCAGCAATTGCTCGTTTAGTTTCTGCTCAACCCGCCTTAATCTCGGCGATACGGTATCTTTCATATAACTGTAATCGCCAGCCTCGGCATTCGCCCTATTCACGCTCTCTGTCTTTAATTTACTTTCAGGAACACCAAAGACGGCGGCTATTTCAGTTAATGTCCATTTTCGGCCTTGTAAAAAGTTCATTTCCCTCGGTGATAGAGTTAATGGCTTCAACTCTGCCCCGCCGGTAAGCATTACCATTTTACCCGCTTTGTTCGTCCCACCGAATCGCTTGTGCCATTCTTTGTATACTTTCTTTTTCTCATCTGCGCCTGGGTCTCCTGCCTCCGGAGGATAGACTAAAGCAAAATCAGGCTGTCCCCTATTCATCATCAGAGTTGTTTCGTATTCGTTCATCGATATACCTAAATCAGCAGCAACTATAGCAGCCTGTAACGGTCCAAGACCGTAAAAGGCGTTTGTTGGGTTTGGATACTTGAATTGAATTAACTCCTCCGGCTCGATTCTAAATTTCTCGGTAAAAGTAATTGAAAACTCATAATGACTGATAAACTTTTCTTTGTCAGGGACGACTTTAACATACTGCGGCATTAACGGCCATATCTCGCTCGGCAAGCCAGTTCCGTTAGATATAACATGCCAATAGGCATTTCCTGTTAATTCCTGTGCTAAGAACATGCCCTCCATTAAATCAAAGCTGTTCATAAACTCATTGACCTCGGCTAACAAGGTCAAAAACGGATGCTCAAGCACTTCCTCGACTTCCATCGCTTTAGCCAGAAACGATTGAGCAGACCTAAGCGTTTGCATATAATTTAATTGCTCTTTTTCTACAGGCTTGGTCGGAAACAATGCCTTTGACCTACTGGTCGGCTTGGCTGTGTATAGTCTTAACGGTACTTGAGCACAGGAAATGGCGTTTTTGTTCGCACAGGCATAAACCCACGATGAATACTTCTTGACCAATGCCTGATAGTCAACGTCAGGGATGTAAGGCCTGTTATGTTGCCAGGGAGAGACAACACGACCTCCATGTTCTGCACCTTTTAGCCAGTTGGCTATCCTTTGCCTAAGACCCATTGATTATTTCCATAGGACGGGATTGTCAATGTTTAATTCTTCGACTTCATCATTACCGGCTGATGGTTTAGGGTATCTCCGCTCAAGCATATCGGCTCGGCTTTCTCTAACAACACCATCTTGTAACTCTTCTGCACTGTATTCGATAATGTCAATGCCTGCTTTTGTTTTAACCAACATCGAATACGCTCCTGATGTCCAATCAACCTGGTCATCGTGTTTATCGTTCACTCCTGTAAAGTTTACCAGCTCTGCTATGTACTTGTCAAGACCTTTTTCCCGAATTAGGAAAAATTTTCCGGCAGCCGCCCTTGCTACCCACGGTAAAGCCCTTGTTTTTTTATCACTGTCTACTCCATAGCCTCGGATATTAACGCCTCGTAAAGTGTCATCGGCCACCAGCGATTGAACAAATCCCTTCTGTGTGCCTACCTGCTCAATACCAACTCTGCATAATTCCTGTAATGCGATTGTTGTTATCATTCGCTTAATTGGAGGCCATTCCTCCTGCTCCCTTACAAAACCGCCTACATATACATTGCCATCAACGTCAATAGCCATCTGACCACTTGCTGTATAATCAGCACTTGTTTTCTTGGTAACAGCTAAATCCCAATACCTTACCCAAACCAAGCCAAGCGGTGCTTCGTCAATAACCTGCAACCATTCACGCTTGATAACCGCTCCACCCGGGGCAGTTGGCATTTGTTGATATAACGCCCTCCAATCGTAAGGGCCAACAGTAGCCCGTATCTTTTTAAGGTTCGATGCAGGAAACTCATCTTCCCATAATGCCTCACCAACCAGTCTGGTGTCGTCTGGATGCTTATATTCGCTATCCTCCGCTACCGCCGGCAGGCTTACGATACGCCACTTGTCTGAATCAGGCTCATCCTTCATCTGGTTTATAAGCCGTGCCGCAAGGTCGTCATTATGCCATCTTGTCATCAATAATAGTATTCGGCCGCCCTTCTGTAGCCTTGTTCTGAATGTCGATCTATACCAATCCCATATACTATCCCTGACAGTTTCGCTCTCAGCGTCTTTTCTGTCTTTAACAGGATCGTCTATAATGCCGAAATCCGCTCCACGTCCTGTAAAGCTGCCCCCAACGCCGCTTGCCCTGTACGTCCCCTTATAGCCCACAATCGTAAACTCAAGAGCTTGCTTGATGTCCCTATCACCCTTCTTTACCTTATGGCCTCTCGTAACTAATCGAGTTTCAGGGAAAACACGAGCATATTCATCGGTCAGCATTACCTTTTGGGCATCTCTACTCATTGGCCCTGCTAAATCACTATTGTACGAAGCAAAGAGAATATGAGCGTTTGGGTCTTTACCAAATAGATAGGGCGGCAGGTGTCTACTGGCGATTTCCGATTTGGAATGTCTTGGAGGCATAAACAGCATTAGATTATACGGCTCAACCGAATCAATCCAATTATCAAGCTCCTCACAGACTACTTTATGATGCCAGCTTTCCCTAAACCGCCCTTGGAAAGTATGTTTAGTGAACTCGTACATCCCCCTACTGGCAATCTCTGCATCGCAGATTTCCAGTTGCTCGTCTATTTCAGCATCGATTAACTCAATCTCGGACATTGCCCAACATCTTCCTCATAGCAAGTAATTGCTCTATCGTCATATCCTTGTACTTCTCCCTTGCACCTGAATCCGGCCTCGAATCAGGTGAACCGCTTAAAAACTCCTCCAGCCTGACCAGCTTGTCAAGGTCGTTTACTTTAGTCTTAGATTTTATGCCTTTTTTTATCTCTGTAACCAGCTTCTCTTTAGCCAGTTTTACTATTAAGAGATTGCCGGCCAATCTGTTAGCCTCAGTATTGTCAGCTTTTTTAGCTGCTTTCTTTTGTATCTCAGCCACACGCTTATCCCAGTTATCAGTTACTTTGTATTTCATCGCTGTAGGCTTTGAAACAGGTAATTCTCGTACAACACTTTGGATTGTGCCATTGGCCATATAGACCTTGAACATCTGCTCTCTTTTCTGAGCTGATAACGCCTTACCGCTGTTTTCGTGCTTTTTAGCCATAGCTCCCTTATTAAAGCATATTAACTGCTTTTGTCAAGTAAAAAATTATCTAATCCATTTTACCACCACTACCAGCACAATTATTACCGCTGCTATGAAACATATACTTTTTCAAGCGTCTTTTTGACAAGCATTTCAGCAGTTATCATTGTTTTTTGTGCATTTTCAATCGATTGTACCAATCTGTCCTTATCAAACATACCGTCTATTGTTATAAAATCATCATCTTCTGTGTAATAATGATAATGGTCATCACAAACCTTTATAATCGCATCCAGTATTTTTCGTGTATTGCTATTCATTTCATTTATCCTTTCAAGGTTGTTTCATTAACGAATTTCGCTCAAAAGAATCTCCCACTAAGTCAGCCATCGCTCTTTGCTTGGCGAAACGGCTAACTATGGGATTCTCTATTAAATCAAACTTTGCTTTTATTTGCCCATTCCTCATTGCTTCTCTTTGTTTCTTTTTGCCCTTTGGTGTAGTCCCACGCAAATAATCGATGTCTGCCACATCAACTACAGCATTACTTATATCTTTACAAAAGGTGTTAAAATCAGTTTTATCCTGCACATGAAAACCCATCTGAATAGTAATATACATTTTACTCTCCGTACCTTTCTTTGTTGGCAATCCAAATATGACCCCAAAATCCGGCTTTTTTCACACCACAAGCGGTATTGGTTCGCCATATTTCCTTGATAAAAGATAAGCTGAACGCCTGGGCGATACTCGGCCTTGGCGCTTTGGGTGGATTTTCAGTAAAACCTTGAACCAGTCGCATATCTCCGAACAATACCAACGCTTGCTATCCTGGATGGGCAGGGGGTTCAGGAAGCCGAATGTACCTAAGAAGTCATATCTGCACCCGACAAGCCTTTTGGCCTCGCATACGGCAACCTCAAGCCTCTCCGCGTCAACCTCGCACTCGATGTAACTCCATCTTTCAGGATGTTTCAAGACTTCACTGGCCGGAGCGAACCGCACACCCTTAGCGTTACCGCGGGTGGTAGAGCTAAAGCATTGGCCACAGATTGGAAAAACTACCTCTTTGTACCCTGGCCCTGCCATTCCCAAAAAAGCCATAAAATGTTCATCTTCATCGGGCAGCCAAACTTCCTCGTGTGAAAATGAGTATTTGAGAACCTTCCAGTTGTAAAATAAGCCCAAAAACCACGTCCAGATAACAATAGCCTTGCCAATTCCTCTTTCCCCTTTTGGTGAATGATATAAGAATCTGATTTTTGTAGTCATTTCCCACCTCCCATCTTAGCCCCGAAGCCGGCGGCCTGCAATGCCAATTCTGTGTCGGATTTCTGGCCTTCAATCAGCACGCTAATTGTTAAGCCGTTGGGGTCTTTGATTTCTATAATCACATCGTCAAGCTGCTGGACTCCCCATCGTGTGTACTTAACGCCGTAACCTTCTATCGTAGCACAGCCACAAAACAATACCAATGCTATAATCATAATCGTTTTCATTTTGACCTCACTTTCTTATTCTAAATTTTCAATCATGTTTGTAATATCGCTAACTGAATACCCGCATTCCTGGATAAGCGTCTCCGCTGCATCTATTATTGTTGACATCAATTCTGCTTTTTCTGATTCTTCCATTTTTACTGCCTCACTTTCAGGGTTTTAATAATAATCCACACGCTTTGTCCATAATTTTTTGCCATTCCTTTTCATCTCGAACCAGTGGTGAGCCATTTTGAATATCAACCAGAGATTGCAAGGTGTTTTTTAGGTCGGTATCCTCGGCTTGGAGTCTATCTATTTCATCTATGGCCTTAAAATCAGTATCTTCATTGTCATTACAACACAGCGAACACCAGAATTTTTTATAAGGGCGAACAACCCCTCCATTTTTGCACCTATGAAACACTTGATTTTTACCATATGTCACAATCTCGGCTTGAAACTGCACGATTTCTGTACTACATTTCCCCAATTTAACTAAATGCCGTTGCCGAATCTTACTGTGTGCGTCCTTGGATATTTCAAGTCTCTTATTCTCGGCTTGGAGTTGCTTGATTTTAGTCTCCATCGCCAACATACATTTTTCTACTTCACTCATTATTCGTTCCCTTCAATTCTCGCAATTTCAAACTCAATTCTATCTTTTCATCTTTTGGCACATCACTTTTTTTGCGTAATGACAAGTAGCAACACCAGCATTGATTTAATGGTTCACCTACTTTAGCTGGATTTCCGCATTTGCATTTCATTTTTATATATTTTCCTTTCGTGGTTTGTTACATTCCAACTACCGCAAAAGGGGCAGGGATTTGATTTTGTTTTGCTAACATTATTCAGCATACAGTCAAGGCAAAATTGCGGATAAAACTCGATGGAATCACCAACCTTCATGTCTTGTACGTTGTCAACTCTCATTATTCGTTCCCTTTCCTGCCAAAGTTTTTATACCCTTCATCGCTTCCTGAATAATTTCCTCAGCTTGTTCCATTGCCTTGTCGTAATCACCGCCAGAAATGGCTTTAACCTTTTTTAATTGGCGCTCCAATTCGTCAGGGTCTACACAGGGAAATGCCGTGCAATGCCATAATAACCCTGTCATTTGCTTTTCTGTATGGTCGCCCCAAATCCGCTGAACAAATTCTTCTACTGTTTCGTTTTTCATATTCCTGCCTGCCTGGCCAACTTTTTATATTCCTCTTTGAAATACATCTCCAAGGCTACATAGTTTTCTTTTTTCGGGATTCGATGTTCAAATTCAATTTCGTCAACAACTAATTGACTGTATTTTTCTATCATAAATTCCCTGTACTCTTTTGGCTTGCCACCTTCAAAGCCGTTACAGTGTTTGCATTGCAAATTCACATTACGGGTATCAAAGTAAACCCCTGAGCCGCCACCTGAACCTCTGCCCTTGAAATGTCCAGCGTCCATACGAATCCAGCTTTTGACCTTTTCACAAGTACAACATTGACCAATAATATCCTCTGGCCGGTTAAACTGACTCAAGTCAATTCCGTACTTTTTGCAGTAATCAAGTGCGTCCCTGAGCCGGACAAACCTGCTCATTGCTGTTGATGCTTTGCTTTTTGGTGTAACTTTACTCATTTCTTTCTCCTGTAATCTAAGCATTTACCAGTAAGGAAATCACTCGACCACGCACTCACCCCTGCTTGAGTTTCTAATCGGCACATATCTAATCCGCACCTCCCGTTTCGCAACTTATTTTTACAACCCTTGATTTTGCAAGGGTATCTTGGGATAGTAGTATTATAACGGCAAAGCCAACGCTCCATAATTACTGCCCTTGTACCATATTTTTTAGTCATTTTTTCCGCATGTCCTTTCCGGTGAACTCGATTTGCATCGCTCCACACAATCGGCTGGCTATCCTTGCATCAAAATTCCGGCCTATCTGGTCAATAGTTTTGTTAGAACATATCACCGTCGGCAACATACATTCCTGCCGTTTATTGAGAATAGAATACAACGTTACATAAGCAAAATCCGTTTCTGTTTTTGACCGCAAGCCTAAATCATCAATAAATAATTTATCAGC